CTGAGACAGATATGTGACAAGTACCTTGTGCAGGACAGAAGCACAGGACAACTGTACGAGACACCACAGGACATGTACATGATGATTGCGGCCACACTGTTCGCAGAGTATCCATCAAAGACAAGATTGGGCTATGTTAAGAAATATTACGATGCGATATCACAACACAAGATAAACATTCCAACGCCGGTGATGGCAGGGGTAAGAACTCCTATAAGACAATTTGCTTCTTGCGTTCTGGTAGACACTGACGACACACTGTCTAGCATATTTTCAAGCGACATGGCGATAGGATTGTACGTTGCCAGAAGAGCAGGCATAGGAATCAACGCAGGACGTATCAGAGGTATCAACAGCAGGATCAGGGGTGGGGAGGTCCAACACACAGGTGTGGTTCCGTTCCTCAAGAAGTTCGAGGCAACCGTGAGATGTTGTACACAGAATGGTGTGAGGGGTGGTAGTGCAACTGTACACTTCCCAATATGGCACCCAGAGATAGAAGACATCCTTGTACTGAAGAACAACAAAGGCACAGAGGACAACAGGGTAAGGAAACTAGATTACTCTATACAGATTACAAAATTGTTCTATGAGAGATTTATGAATGAGGAAGACATTACATTAATTTCTCCGCACCAAGCACCAGGACTGTATGAAGCATTTGGTACAGAAGACTTTGATGACTTGTACTTGAAGTATGAAGCTGATAAAACTATTCCAAAGAAAACAGTTCCAGCACAGGATCTGTTTGGAGACCTTTTAAAAGAGAGAGCAGAGACAGGTCGTATCTACATAATGAACTTGGATCACTGTAACTCACACAGCAGTTTCAAAGACAAAGTTTCAATGAGTAATCTATGTCAAGAGATCACACTACCTACCACACCCATACAGGACATACACGATGACCAAGGAGAGATTGCACTTTGTATTCTATCAGCAGTCAACGTAGGTGGATTGAATGACCTAGGCGAACTGGAGAACATATGTGACCTGGCAGTCAGGGCACTGGAACAGATCATAGACTACCAAGACTATCCAGTCAAAGCGGCGGAAGTCAGCACAAAGAAAAGAAGAAGTCTAGGTATCGGTTACATCGGACTGGCACACTACCTGGCAAAGAATGGTGTTAAGTATTCTGATCCAAAGGCATGGGATCTAGTTGACAGACTTTCAGAAGCATTCCAATATCACCTGTTAAAAGCAAGTAACAATATTGCAAAAGAAAAAGGCAAGTGTGAAGGGTTTGACAGAACAAAATATGCAGACGGCCTACTGCCAATAGATCACTACAAGAAAGACGTAGACAAGATTGTTCCACACAAACAGAGAATGGCATGGGAGGCTCTGAGAAAAGACATTGCCAAGCATGGACTAAGACACAGCACACTGTCAGCACAGATGCCAAGTGAGAGTAGTTCAGTGGTTTCAAACGAGACAAACGGCATAGAACCACCTAGAGCGTTGTTGTCAATCAAGAAAAGTAAGAAAGGTCCACTGAAGCAGATAGCACCAGGGTTCCCCAAACTTAAAAATGATTACACTCTGCTATGGGACATGCCAGACAACACAGGATATATCAATGTTGTGGCAATGATGCAGAAATACTTCGATCAAGCCATATCAGGCAACTGGAGTTACAACCCCACACACTTTGAGAACAACGAAGTTCCACTATCAGTCATGGCCAATGACATGCTGACAGCATACAAACTTGGTTGGAAAACAAGTTACTATCAAAACACATACGACTTCAAAGGCGACGACGAAGACGTACAACCAGCTGGACTGAGTGCTACTATAGACACTGATGATGGTGAGGATGTGGAATTACCTGAAAACCTAATAAGTACAGTCGCGGACATCGACGGCGAAGACTGCGATGCCTGTACAATATAATGGCAAAAACTGTTTTTAACACAACGAAAGTTGACTGGATGAAGCAACCAATGTTCTTTGGTGAGGACATGGCTATACAACGTTATGACGATATCAAATACCCACAGTTTGACAAGTTAAATCAAACCATGCTAGGTTACTTCTGGAGAGCAGAAGAAGTCAGTTTGCAGAAGGACAGAGCAGACTTTATGAACTTCAGACCAGAACAGAAACACATATTCACATCAAATTTAAAATATCAAACACTGCTTGACAGTGTGCAAGGTAGAGGCCCAAGTTTGGCATTCCTACCATACTGTTCAAATCCTGAACTAGAAGGTTGCATAGTGACATGGGACTTCTTTGAAACTATTCACTCAAGAGCATACACACACATCATGAAGAATGTTTATTCAGATCCTGCAGAAGTGTTTGACACTATATTGGAAGACAAAGAAATTTTAAAGAGAGCTAAGACTGTCACGGAAAACTATGACAAGTTTAACAAGATGGCACTGGACTACACAGTCAAGGGCAAGGGCGACATTATTGAACTTAAAAGAGCATTGTATCTTGCAATGGTGACTGTTAACCTACTAGAGGGATTGAGATTTTACATATCGTTCGCTTGTACGTTTGCGTTTGGTGAACTTAAACTTATGGAAGGTTCTGCCAAACTATTGTCACTGATAGCAAGAGATGAGGCAACACACTTGAATCTGTCCACACACGTTATCAAAGCATGGCAGAAAGGTGATGATGCAGAGATGACCAAAGCCATGAAAGGCACAGACAAAGAAGTAATTCAAATGTTCAAGAACACAGTGGACGAAGAGAAAGCATGGGCCAAGTACCTGTTCAAAGATGGTTCTATCATAGGATTGAATGAGAAACTGTTGGGCAACTACGTGGAATGGATCGCAAACAAAAGATTGAGAGCATTGGGATTTGAGGCAATATACGATGTACCAGCATCAGCCAACCCACTACCATGGACACAGCATTGGTTATCGAGCAAAGGTATGCAGGTGGCACCACAAGAAACAGAAGTGGAATCATACATAATTGGCGGCATCAAACAGGATGTTAAAAAAGGCCAATTCAGCAAATTCAAACTACAATATATCTATGAGATTTTTAATACTTTTATTGCTGTTGACATCATGTGGCAGTATAGGAGCAGTAGTAGGCACAGGTACTAGTTCATACGAAACTTATAAAACTGTGACATATACCAAAGGCGCTGTCGATCTCAGTTTGTCAGCCAGTGGAAAAAAGACCACAGACGACCACATGTTATCAGGAATTACCGGATATGATTGCAAGGTGAAAAGGGTGTTGAAAGAAGGTCTACATGCTATTTGTAAATCTATTGTTCCGCTTTACGACAGCGAGTAGCACCACCGGTTTTCACTACACATAAATACTGGCATGCCAGCTATATCAAGAGACAGAATAGACAGAGCCAAAACAGGACACGCCTGCACAACATCCATAGGATGTGTTGCCACGGCAAGAACAGTATTCGCAAATGGTTCGAAAGTTCTCAGACCCGGCGATAGATTACTTCCACATACCATACTAGTTTGTTGTCCTGCGAGATGTGTGGGCCACCCGGCAAAGATCAACAGAGGATCACAAACAGTGTTCGCAGAGGGCAAGCCGGTGGCGAGGAAAGGTGACTCCGCAGATTTTGGAAGCATGATGAGAGGTTCACACAACGTATTCGCAAACGGAGATTAACAATGTCAGTCAAAAAAGGATTAACAGCATTAACAAATTCAAGCCCCAGCTTTAGTAATCAAGCACTGGAGAATTCAATTAATGAATTAAAAATAGGTTGGGTGATTAAGTCTATTGAACTTGACACAGCTATTGCCTCTAACTTGGTGTTGACAACTTCGCAGAAAAATGATGTTAAAGACACAATAAACAATATATCATATCTAAATGTAGGAAGATATTTTGGTGATATAGTTAGACACACCAAAACAATACTAGACGGAACAATATTAGGAGTAACAGAAGGTATTGAAGATTTCCCACAAGGTAGTTTCATAGAGATAATGCAGTTGGTACAAGCACTACAAACAACAATACCAGACCTTTATGGCATGCCGGCATCAGCTAAGAGCAGATCAGTTGATGATCATTTGGGCATACTTGATATTAAATTTACAAGGTCTGATGACAGCACACAACCTGTATTCACAACAATGAAAGAATCGATAACAACTATCAATCGGGCTGATCTGACACAAGAAACAGCACTAGAAACTGCATACAATGACTTGATAGTCTTTCTTGCTAGTGTGGTAGCAGACTCAACAGACTTCCAACAGACACTGGACACATTCGCCACCGCGGTGGCTACAGCACATACTAACCTTGATACTACTTTACAGTCAACTCAACTCAGCGTGAGAAGGACGCAAATGATTGCAGACAGAGACAGCATAGTCACACAACTATCACTAGAGAATGCCAACATCACTAGCCTTAGATCATACAATGAAAGTTTGGCAGACTATAAAGTATACCTTTCACTGGCAGACGACACAGAAATACGTGGGTTAATGGGTAGATTATCACAAAATAAAAACTGGCATGATTATTTTGAAACATATGCACAAAATCAATCATATGTAAATCCCATATACAATAACCAAAAGTCAGATAGTTCACAAGAGGAAATAGTCAACACAGTACTAAGATTACGAGGATTGCCCGACGTTACTGATTATGTTGATGTAGAATCAGTGGCTTTAAAAGCATTAAGAGACACAAGATTGAATACAAAAATTAGTGATAGTAAACAAACAGTGAACCAAATAATTGATAAAGCCTGCGAATTATTAAGCATTAGAGTAGACAACAAAGATGTGTATGCCCGTTCAAAAGCCCTATTAGACAATATGAATACTTTTGATAGGGAAATTGTAAAGTCTGAATTAAACCTACACAACGAAATGGATACAATCAGTTAATACTGATATTTTTTACTATATTATTTAGATATAACCCAAGCCCTGTGATAGAAGTCGTCAACGTTCTTCTGTATCAGATTCATTGCTTGGCTGTTAGCTAGTATCTCATTCTCGTATGGTCCATACTGCTTTTCTGTGCTGTGATCTATTGTGTGCCGGTCATTGGGGTCTTTGTGTGTGCCTTCTACTACCCAGTATTTGTTTGTGATTTTGCCCATTCTATATGAGTGTGACGCAACCGTACAAGAAAATTGATGTGTAAACGACAATTATAGTCCACATCACCTTGCTCATTTGACTTTGTGATTCCTCTTCCAGTAATTGCTCTTCTTGATGCCCATGTAGTGCTCTCCCGGCTCGTAGTCCCATCTTTTACCATGGTGTCCACGCACATCTGCGTACATCATTCTAAGTCTTACCAGCAATTTGATCAACGGATTTCTTGTTATACTCACTTGACTTCTGACCTTATCTTAATTTTTTATATCTTCCCATGGGAACCTTTTGCATTCTGGCAACCTGTTGTCCCTTACGGTTTGTGTACTCAACGCTGATCTCCCTAGTTCCCTTTGGAAGTGCACCTTGCACTCCTTTAATTATCTTCTTGTAAGATAATCCTTCTTTTACTTCTTCAAATTCTTTGAGGTCCGTGATCTTGATTGAAAGTTTTTTGTTTTTTACTTTTTCTGTCTGCATATTATTAATTTAGCACAAGATTGACAGAACGTCAACCTTTTGGATATTGGAGGTGGGTATCCAGATGAGTGGTGCAGGTGCTTATTGACAATATCACATTTCTATGTTTAAATAGCATTAAGTTTGTTGACTAAAAAATAATAACTCTGAGAGACCCGGGGGCAGTACCCGGCCACTCCACCATTTAAGCAGTGCAACTTGAGGGGTGGAAATAGGATCGATCCAGTGCTAAAATTTTTACGAGAACTTGGTGATTATTCCGGCCTAACCGGGTAGTTTATAAATGCAAACAAAAAAGCATTAGGATTTGCTGACTTCACAGTTGGTGGATCTGAATTGAGATTAGCGGCGTAATACCCAATAAACTCAGGGGCGGCCCCTGCCTTGCAACAGAAAGGGGCACTTATATTAGCATATCATATCCCGCTATTCATTAATTAAATATTACTGTGAAACGACCAAAGACAAAGACCGCTTATTGGTCAAAGATCCGTAAAAAGGCTCCCAAGGTACCTGATATCACTTGCCCTGCAATTGATTCAGTGTTGAACAAGTTGGAGAAACACGTGGATCGAAATCTAACTATCAAACAATTTAAAATAATAGAACGTAAGTTGGAAAAACTACGTACTGCCAATGAGAAACTACGAGAGTCTGGGATATACTGGCACGATGCCTGCAAGGACACAGTGAGGGACCTACTTGGCAAAAAGAAAATGAGGTAATAAAGTATATGTGGAAAGTTCTAGTAGTGATATGTGCCTTGGGTAACCCGTGCACCATGTTTGAGGAAATTGGACCCAAGCTCTATTCAACAGAAAAAGAATGCATGGTGAATGCCGAAATCAAAGCCAGAGCAATGATTAAAACCTACAAAGAATTTGGGTTTCACATAGAAAGTGATGCACACTCATGCCTATACATTGAAGGACAAAGAGAAGTCTAGTTGACATTTCCTACATTTTAGCATATAATTTTAATATGCATAACATAGAACCAAACACTATAGTAACAATCAAACTAGATTCGGGTGAAGAAGTTGTTGCCAAATTTGTTGTAGATTTACAAGAATATATAACAATAGTAAAACCATTGGTGATAATGATGGGACCGCAAGGTCTTGCATTTGGTACTTACGTCGCGACAATGAATCAAGACAACGACATCAACATCTCAAAAGGACACATTATTACAATGGGTGCCACAGGAGTCAAAGTAGTTGATGAATACATAAACGCAACGTCTACGATCAAACAGCCTGCTAAAAGCTCAATTATTGCATAATTGACAAATTTAGTATTACTGTTAACATAGTATTAAAACTTGTTGCTTTGGAGTTTGTTTATATCTGAAGCAACAACAAAAACAACAAAGACTGCGTATCCTTTGGGTGCATCACAGTCTCTATAACACAGAGAGTATATAGAATGTCAAAAGATAAAATAAAAACACTCAACCAAGTGGTTGAAGAATTTTACAAAAGCGGTGAAGATGAAGTAGCCAATTTCAAAACAAGACTAGCCACAGCCAGAGACAGGCTTTTAGAATTACAGAAAAATCCAGAAATGCAGTTGCCACAGGGTGTGCAACTTGTTGAAATCAGTGATGTGGTCTGTTTCAATTATTCGGTACAGAGAGACCTTCGTGATTCTCACGTGTTGAGGATATGCGAGAAGTTTGATCCCAGAGTGGTACGACCTGCTTCAGCAGTGAAAAGAGATGGCAAATATTATCTCTATGATGGACAACACACGGCAGTGGCCCTAGCGGTGTTGGGATTTTTAGCGATTCCTATGACGTATGTTGAAACTTCTCATCAAAGTTTTGATGCAGTAGCATTTGAAATTTTAAATGATACAGGAATATTAAGAGCAGGCACAGAAGAAATACACAGAGGATTATTGCATCGTTGGAACAATGATGTGAATCACAAAAATGATAGGAACAATCCTAGAGTAAAGACTGCTTATACAGTGGACACTCTGTTTAAGAAATGTTCAATAGATTTAGAACCTAAACGAGTGAGGAAGAGCACGGGCAAGTGCGGACCTAGTGCTCACTACTTCTCACATTTTGATTATGCCTACAAAGGTCTAGAAATGACCGGAGATGCTGACGTATTAGAAAAAATTCTGTTAGGTATCAAACAATACTACGGAGAAGAAAACGGAGGTGAGATCAATCAGGGCATATACATTGGGCTCGTTAAAATTTATGCACTCGCAAAGGAAGATGGTGCTACTAAATTTTTGCCTCGGGACTGGATTGACAAAATACTTTCTGCACTAATAAAAGTATGTGGGAGAAATGCACAAGGCATACACTCTGCCGCCAAGAAACAATGGCAACATACAAGAGGTACTTCCTGGGACGCACCGGTGGCCATGAGCACCTTGATGCGAGAAACATATCTGCTACAAGCACCAGATGAAGATCAATTCAATCCACCACACGAACCTAAGGTATCAATGGGCATAATAACAGGTGACGTCTGTCCAGAGTTTGTGCCTTACTGGCAACAACCAGCTCACGCATAGATGTTGGATAGATATCAAGCACTGGACACAAAAGTTGGTTCCAAGTACACTTTTAAATCCAAAGTCAAACCCAGCATAGAATCCTGCTGTGAATTTCTAGATGGTTTCAAGGCAGGTCTGTTGAGTGACAGCACAGCATCTGATATAAAGTCTGAATACTTCTACATACTACAAAGATATTTGAGAGACACACAGAAGTATAGATGCAAACCCAACAATGCTCACTACTTCACAGTGACACAAATGATAGGAGAGAAACAGCATCTAGAACACCCTATCCCCCAGAACAGAATAATATCCGCTTATCTGGATGGAGATATATCTGCCCTGGAAGCCATTTATATGCCATTGTGTTCCATCGCAGATGCTGACAAACACATCCTGCAAGGAGAATGGGAACAGAATGCCACCTGGGAATACCCCTTTAAAAGATATAAGATGGCTGGATTTACTAAAAAAATAAAAAACCTGAGGGGCGAAGTTATAGACCCGGAAACATGGACCATACAAGATCATTTTTGTATGCTAGGAGTAATCAAGTACTAATAAATACTGGCATGAAACCCTGGTTTTTTAATGAAGGCGATATAATACAGTTTCCAAAAAAAGACAACAATGTATTAAAACTTCCATCTGTGGACCATTATCCGTCATTTATTGACGGTGTTAAAGACCTACACTTAAAATTAAAAAACAATAAAATTTCTTCAGCAGTGTATAAAAAACTTTACAGTGATTTAATTCATAAATTTGGAATAAAAAACGAAGACAAACACCCGTGGTTTGAAAAAGAACTGGACGAGGAGGTTGCAGTAAGCAATATGGAATATGCTCCATTAATTAAATTATTACAATCTAAAGGTCTTACAGTAAATCCCACAGCAAAGACCTCCAGACTAAAAAACATAAGACACATACGTATAGCCGATCCTAGTGAAAAGATAATAAAAACACTGCAAACACTAGGAGCAAAAACTAAATTGATCCCAGGACCAAACGATCTTAGTGGCAAGTTTGATCAAATATATGTGGCATTTCCAAACAGTCTACAAAAACAATTTCCTGAATTAGCTGGTAGAGAATTTAATATAGCAAGTGCAGTTAAAAAAGGTTCAAGTGTTGGTATCAAAGTGTTTACACCAACGAATTTGGGGTTGGCTGATAAAATGTTATCGAGACAAGATCTGTATATGCATTTAAAAAATATAATACCAACAAAGGTAACTGATCCAGTCACACAAGAATTATTAACACAATTAATAGACACTGCTACAAAAAAACGAAAAGCAGTGGACCAAGATATAATAGGCCAATTCACTCCAGATGATCTAAGGCAACTGGGTGTTGACTTTGGTGAAATACTCGGGCCTTTGATGTCTGGCCAAGATAATATAAAATTTCCTAGTGGTAATAGTATGTTAGCAGATGTCGAAATTGATGGCAAACCAATAAGCATAAAATCTGCATCAGGTAGTGGAACCAGTTTCAAAGCAATACTTCCTTATCTAGACAAACTTAAAAATAACAAAGCAATAAAATTAAACAAAGATGAAGATCAAGTGAATAAGTTTTTTAGAGCCTTTGTTGATACACCAGGAAACAATATGGATAAAATTGTTGCCGGTAGCCATTTTGCTAACACTCCCGAACACCAAGCAATGGCAAAACTTATAGGTAAAGACAAATTCACAATATTAGATATAGAAAATTATGCCGGCAAATTTGGCAAAAGAGAATACGGAAAATTTTTAAAAACAATATATCCAGTCTCGATAGCAGGTGGATATAAAATAGCAGACAAGGATCGTCCAAATGGTCTACCCCAAGACGCCGCCTACTATATGTTCAAAACAGATAAAAAACCCAAAGCCAAACAAGCAGGCAAACCTTTTTGGGATGCCAAAGGATCAAAAATAGCAGGTAGAAATATAATGGTATACATATTGGCCGCTAGTTTCCTTAAGGATGCAAAGCAAGTTGGAAAAAAAGAAAGATTCAGCAACTTCTTATCAAAAATTATGCAGAGTAGTAATGCAGAAGTTATGTGGATAACAATAAATCCCAATGGCACTATTGGATTGAATAGAAAATCAATTAAGAATGTACAGGCGGATTTCCAATATCACGCACCTAGCCACATACCAGGTAACAATTTACCAGGATTCAGCCTCAAGCTCTAATTGACTTTCTACCAAATTCTGTTATAATAGCGTTATGACTTTGATTAATGGTGATTGTACAGTTGTTGCAGATAGGATAGAAGACAATTCTATCGACTTGCTATTAACTGACCCACCTTACAATATTTCCAATGATGGTGCGAAGCCAGACTGGATAGATCCCAAGACAGGGGAGAACAAGAACACCATACACTCACAGAAGTTCGATGAGAACTTCGATTCCAACTGGGATAGCGTCACGCACGAAGAATTCATTAAACAGATGGAGAGCTGGAGCAAGGTGTGGTTCTCTAAACTGCGTAAGGGCGGAGCATTCGCAGTTTTCATATCAGATCAATACATCAGTTATCTTTGGAAGATAATGAAGGACGCAGGTTTTGAGCCCAAGAGGATATTCACTTGGAAGAAGCCAGCCGCCGTTCCGTTCAACAGGAATGTAAATCCGGTCAGTGGTTGTGAGTATGTGCTATGGGGAATAAAACCCGGTGGACAAAGAACTTTTAACTCGTCGGCAGTGGAAGGCACAATGGTAGAACGTTATGCCCGTGCTGACAAGATATCCTCGATAGTCTACAGAATGATCAGAGACAACACAGATAAAACTTTAGAAACAGTGTTTGCAGATGCACTAAAAGAATCAAAGAAGATGTTAGACAGGCAGAAAAGAGATGCCGAAATTGTGCATTGTGTGATACCCAACACGGTGACATATTCAGGTGGTTCGACAAAAGACAAAATACATCCAACACAAAAGCCTGTTGAAATCTTGAGATACTTCATAGAACTGTGCACCAAGCCAGGCGATATGGTGTTGGACACTTTCGCGGGATCAGGAAGCACGGGAATGGCCTGCAATGAAACAGATAGGAAATATATTCTAATAGAGCGTGACAAGAAGATGTTTGAATTGATGAGCAAAAAATTTAATGCTATATTTGTATGAAGAAGTTCACTATAGAAATAAAAATAGGTGATCTAATAAGTATTGGAAGATTTCGTAATGTTGAAACAAAAATTAAAGGCATTGAGGTTGACGATTACGGACAACCTGTTATTATTACTAATAAAGGGAAGAAAAAATTGTTTAATTGCAGAATTATGAAACTATCACCAGGTGCTAAAACACCTAAACAAATATTAATAGAGAAACGTGGCAAAAGAAGAAGTTCTTAATTATTCAGGCACAGTAACAGAAGTGTTACCGGGTCAGATGTATAGAGTGAAATTAGAAAATAATCATGATGTTACCGCATATGCAAGTGGTAAAATTAAGAAGAACAAAATAAAGATTTTACAAGGTGACAAAGTCGAGGTGGCTATTAGTCCATACGACCTCACCAAGGGAAGAATTACTTACAGGTTAAAATGATGTTTCATTTTAAATCTATATAGAGGCCCTTTAGGCCCGATGCACATAAAAGGCTTTTTGCCGAAGCATTGTTTTGAATCTGTAAGTAGTGACACAATTAACAGGGATTTGTAATGAATAGAAAAAACGAACTACTAGATAAACTCCAGGCCATAACTGCTAAACCTAGACCTACAGAAAAACAAGAGCCACTATCAACAAATAGATATTGGTTAGATGACACCATTAAAAAATTACCAGCAAGGTACGACAAAGCAAAAAAACACAAAGACGAGAATGGAGATTATTATGTCTGGATCGATCGTGCTTATGGTTCACTGTATGACAGCAAGATGGTACAAGCCGATGGGTCAGAATACCTGGGTAAATTGTATAAAAAAAGAAGACTAGTCACAAGCAAGGATCCCTTAACAGGAGAAAAAAACAACTTCTACAGTGCTTGTGTTTCCACTGCAGATGGTAGATGGTTTGATAACTCAGGTTTTCCTATAGAAGCACCAAAAGATTCATTAGATGAAGAAATAAAAGAATCCAATGTGGAAATAGTTAGAATGCCTCCGAGTGCAGAAGAAATAGAAGAAGAGAAAAGAATCAAGGCAGAAAAAGAAGTAAGGCTACTCGCTAGCCTCAAATAGTTTATTTAATATCAGGTTATTTTTTTTCCATTATTATTAGTATTTTACCAGGTTGACTGTTTACCATTACCTGTTATAATAGTGGTAACAAAGGAGAAAAATAATATGTATAAATGTTCAGCAAAAGCAAGTTTGGTACTAGATCAAATGAGATCAAGATGCCAAGAAGACACGCAGACAAACAACAAATGGCA